CCTTCATCGCCGCCAATATGGCCGCCGGCAGCATATTGATTTAGACTAAATCTTGCTTGCGAACGCCTTGCATACTGCGGTTGTAGTGTTACAGTAATTGTACTTTGTACAGGAACAAAATTCTTAATGCCGTTAACTGTACATTCAATAAAATCACTATCTTGTGGTAAATCTGTTGTAAAATTTGTTATAACAACAGGAATGTCATTTAGAACATGATCTCCGTACCCGTTTAATCTACAAACTGGTGGAGGATTTCCTAAAGGATCACTTTCTCCATAAAACATTTTTGTAGCGGTTCTTAAGAAGTGTAAACATGCAATCCAATACTTTGCATCATTTTCATTTTCTTGGAAAAACTCACCTGTAATCGTAATAGCATCGACTTGACTATTTTCATATGCATTGTACGCATAATTAGTGTGTGTTGGTTGAACTTGTGCATAGTTAGCAGTATGGCTAAACAGCACCGAAGGATTAAACGGAAATACCATTCTATTTCCTGTGTTAAATGCAGAGGCGCTGTCGTTTGCCTTTAGTGGTCCAAGTATATCGCCTTTTAGTAATATTTCTGGCACACTAATACTGACTCGCCAGTCGCTATCATTCCTAGTGCTTATGTCAGAGGATATAATTGCTCTAGTAATAGTCCTGTCGTCAATAACAGTATCAAATGCAAACTTCGCAACTAAGTTGCCAAGTGGTCCTAGATTGCCTAATTCTTGTTGGATAGAGTCTACTGCTGCATCTTTTATTGCATCAATCCCGTCATCAATCAAACTACTCGCAAAATTTGCTGCGTTAAATTCTGGCATTTATTTTTCTCCTAATCACTAGTATTTAGTTGACAAAATTATGTATGTATATTATAATAAGTATAATAAACTGGAGACTATTGTAATTATGCGCAAAAAGAACTATTTAAATAACAAAGATATCTTAAAAGAGATACATAAATCAAAAAATACGTACAACAGCTACGTAGATCCTAGTCACGGACAGTATGATATTATTCTTCTTGATGTAGAAAAAATTAATATTCGTACAATTGCTGAAGCTAAACGAAATAAAGCAAAAAAAATGTCGTCAGCAGAGTATGAACGTAGAAAAATGGCAGGTGAAAAAGTAAAACAAGCAGAATGCGAAGTTCCTTATACTTCAATTACTAAAGAAGAATTAATCTTCCGTGTTATGACGTTTGATCACATTCCAGAAGAGCCCGGAAGAAAGAAAAATCCTAAAACTATTGCAGATACTAAAGTAAAATTAAATTTTCCTCCATTTAAGCATTATAAATTTGACGACGACGGTAATTTACAACTAGTTGGTAAATCGCATTGGGAAGGCGGCATGGAGAATGGACATTTTAATCATAAACACGGTAAAGCAACTAATACACTTGCAATGATGTGGTTAAAACTTGTTGATAGATATGCAACTCGAGGTAATGTACGCGGATACACGTATAATGATGAGATGAAAGGTCAAGCAATACTACAATTGGCGCAGATTGGGTTGCAGTTCGATGAGTCTAAGTCAGATAATCCGTTTGCATACTACACAGCCGCAGTTACTAACAGTTTTGTTCGTGTAATTAACATTGAGAAACGTAATCAAAACATTAGAGACGATATTCTTGAAATGAATGAATTAACTCCTAGTTATACTAGACAGAATCAAGGCGAATGGGAAGCAAGTGTTAAGCGTAACGAGCAGGCAGGACAAACTAGTTTTGCCGATAAAGGTACAACTTAGTTTTGCCGATAAAGGTTGACATCTATCACTATTTGTAGTACAATGTAATAGTTAATTATGGAGTAACTGAAATTTGTTTAAAAAAGCTGCTGTATTCACCGACATCCATTTTGGATTAAAAGGGAACAGTCGTATTCATAACGACGACTGTGAAGATTTTATAGATTGGTACATTGGCCAAGCAAAAGCTGCCGGTTGCGAGACTGGTATTTTTTGCGGAGATTGGCATCATAATAGAAATAGTCTCAATCTTACAACTATGGATGCCACTATACGTAGTTTAGAGAAACTTGGTAAAGCATTTGACAAGTTTTACATGTTTGTAGGCAATCATGATCTATATTACAAGGACAAACGCGATGTAAGTTCAACTATATTTGGTAAACACATCGACGGTATTACTTTTGTAGATGAAATTTACGAAGAAGAAGACGTTGCGCTCGTACCTTGGTTAGTAGGAGACGAATGGAAGAAGATGAGCAACATCAAAGCAAAGTATTTGTTTGGTCATTTTGAACTTCCTAGCTTTTATATGAATGCTTTAGTACGTATGCCCGACCACGGTGACCTAAAGCCTGAGCATTTTAAGCATCAAGAGTACGTCTTTAGTGGACATTTTCATAAAAGACAGAAGCAAGGTGCTATACACTACATTGGCAACGCATTTCCGCATAATTATGCTGACGTTGGCGATGACGATCGTGGTATGATGATATTAGACCGTGAAAACAATGCAGAACCAGAATATATCAACTGGCCAGATTGTCCTAAGTACCGTACTGTTACCTTATCAAAGCTATTAGACAACACAGATGAACTTATAAAACCTAAAATGTATCTACGTGTTACATTAGACTTGCCTATTAGTTATGAAGAAGCTAACTTTATTAAGGAAACATTCATTACACAGTATAATGTGAGAGAACTAACGCTAATACCGCAGAAGCAGATAGAAGAAATTACAACAGACTTAGATATTTCTACTTTTGAAAGTGTAGACGAGATAGTGTCTAAGGAAATTGCAGCACTTGATACAGAAAACTTCAACAAAAAAATGTTGTTAGACATCTATAATGGAATAGAACACTAAACATGATACGAATTAAAGACCTAACCGTAAAAAACTTTATGAGTGTGGGTAACCAGACTCAGGCTGTTGACTTTGATAAGGAACAACTAACTCTTGTGCTAGGTGAAAACTTAGATCAAGGTGGTGACGACAGTGGATCACGTAATGGTACTGGTAAAACTACTATCATCAACGCACTAAGTTATGCATTGTACGGAAAAGCCCTTACAAATATTAGAGCTAACAACCTTATTAACAAAACTAACTCAAAAGGCATGCTAGTTACACTGCAATTTGAGAAAAACAATAATGAATACCGTATCGAACGTGGGCGTGGTCCTAATTTCTTTAAATTTTACGTTAACAATCAAGAATCATTAGTAGATGAGTCACAAGGCGACAGTAGACAGACACAAGACGATGTAAACACACTGTTAGGTATGAGTCATGATATGTTTAAGCACATTGTTGCACTAAACACCTATACTGAACCGTTCTTGAGTATGAGAGTCAATGATCAAAGACAGATCATCGAGCAGTTGTTGGGCATTACTATACTATCTGAGAAGGCTGACACTCTTAAAGATCAAGCTAGGCAAACTAAAGAAGCAATTACTTCAGAAACACTAAAGATTGAAGCAATACAAACTGCAAATAGTAAGATTGAAACTACTATTGGTAGTTTGCAAAGTAACCAGAAAGCATGGTTATCTAAACGTGCTGCTGATACTACGAAGTTACAAGAAGCAATTAGCGAATTAGAACACTTAGACATTGAAACTGAACTAGAATTACATGAAAAATTACAAAATTGGAACCAACATAACAATGCTATTTTGGCTCTTAAGAAAGAATTAAGTACACTAGAACCTGCACTAGTACGTGCCGATAAGTCTGTTGAAAAAGTTAATAAAGACATCTTAGACTTAGTAGATGCTAAGTGTTATACTTGCGGGCAAGAGCTACATGTAGACAAAAAAGTAGAAATTGCCGAACGGAAGGATAAAGAACTTGAAGATGCAATTGCATATCAAATAGAAATCACAAGTAAACTAAAAGATGTTACAATGGGCCTTCAGGACATTGGTGATATTAACGGTAAGCCTACAACATACTACGAAACTGCTAAAGAAGCATACGAACATAGACAAAATGTAGACAGCTTAAAGCAAGCATGGGAGTCAAAAAAGGACGAAGAAGATCCTTATCAAGCACAAATTAACGAACTGAATAACAGTGCTATACAAGAAATTGATTGGAACGTTGTAAATGAGCTAACAGACTTTAAAGAACATCAAGAGTTCTTGTTAAAGTTACTAACAAACAAAGATAGCTTTATCCGTAAAAAGATTATTGACCAAAACTTAGCATACTTGAACAACAGACTTACATATTATCTTGACAAACTAGGTTTACCTCATCAAGTGTTGTTCCAAAACGATTTGAATGTTGAGATTACTCAACTAGGACAAGATCTAGACTTTGATAATTTGAGCAGAGGCGAGCGCAACAGACTTATTTTAGGATTAAGTTTTGCATTCCGTGATGTTTGGGAAAGTTTGTATCAAGGTGTAAACTTATTGTTTATTGACGAACTTATCGACAGTGGTATGGACACTGCTGGAGTTGAAAACTCTTTAGGAGTTCTTAAAAAGATGGCACGTGAGCGTGAAAAGAACATTTATCTTATCTCGCACAAGGATGAACTTATTGGTCGTGTTAATCACGTACTAAGAGTTGTAAAAGAAAACGGATTTACAAGTTATGCAAATGATTTAGATGTCGTGGAATAATAATGAACGATGAAGATGATATTCATGATCAATTGGTGCAAGCATATCTTAAATATTTTGAAGCAAGCGAACGCTTTGAAAGACAAAACAGTGTGCGCACTCATCGTGAAGTGCGTAAATGTTTAAGAGATATTCGAACTTTTGCAAAAGATCGTTCAGACGAAGTTCATCATTTGCATATGAGCACAAGGAAAACCAAAACAGGCGAAGAATAACTAAGGCAACGGTAAGTAATAGATGCAATGGACTTACCAAGGACAAACAATTGACCAAATACCAGATGAGTACGAAGGTTTTGTTTATCTTATTACTAATACCATTACAAATCAAAAATACGTAGGCAAGAAACTAGCAAAATTTAAAACTACCAAGCCACCACTCAAAGGCAAGAAAAATAAAAGACGCGGCACTAAA